TCAAATAATGAATCATCTAACATTTCTTTGTGTGTTAAAGGATTGTTTTTACCCTTTACCATTTTTTCCCACATCAAAGGAAACTCATCAATTGAATCTTGGGTGTATCGAATATTCAATACATCTGAATCAGACTTAGTTTCTAGTAAAGCAATCAAGACTCCACTGCTATCAATGCCGCCACTCCAAAACAGTTCTATGGGTTTTCCTAACTGCCATAGTTTCTTGGCTGCATCCATGCAACACTCTTCCCAAGATTTATTAAATTTTACAACCTTTGGAATAGGGTAATATGTCATTTGAAATGGATTGAAATTACCAGTTCTATCTACCGGCATATATGCTTGTACTAATTGTCCTGCTCTTATAATAGGGGGGTCATCTCCTAAATTATCTAATTCAAAAATATCGGGTCTAAAATATTTCACCTTCACTTTACTTATCCTTTAACATTTTTTGCAATTCAGCAGTACTCCCCACAAACAATGCGTTTGTAACATTTTTAGGTGCAGTGTTAGGCACCTCTTTTAGCTTCCTCATTTTCTCTTGCAAGTCACCAAGTTTTTCAGTAACCTCAGCAACTTGTTTGATAAGGTTTCCGGCAACTTCGTATGCTCGTGGATGGTCCGATTCTTTGGCGAGTTCCAAAATGCCTTCCACTGCATCCGTTCCTCTTTCGACCAAATTGTAGAATTGTTGTCGTTGGTATTCATAATCTCTTTCCACATGCTCATTCGCATCACCCCAATCTTCTTGAGATAAGGGTGCTACTTCTTGTTTAATAATTTTTTTAGGAAGACTTTCTACCACACCTAAAGCTTTATCAATTTCATTACTCATAGTTATAATACCTCTACTACTCGTCCACTCCTTGGAAGAATGAAGATGTTTCATTAAATCCAAAGTCATCATCAGCATCAGCTGTAGTAGGATTAGGTGTAACAACAAGTCTTTGCTCTCTCTTAGGAGCAGTGTCCTTGAGGTCTGTAAACTGATCAACCTGTACAGTCTTAATAATAGATTGTGAGGTAACAGGTCCATACAGATAGAATTTTGCTGTAAAACTCAATGTATAAATTAAGGATCGTCTTGCTGTAAAGTCTCCTTCATAATCATCTTCATAGGAAATACTATTCAAGACGATAGGAACATCTCGTTTAATTCCCATATCAGCCATATCATTAATTGTCAAAGTATAGTCTGGTTGGAAATATGGTAAAATTTGTTCAACAATCTGTAATGCATCGTCAGAATTTTTTGCGAGGACATATAATTCAAATCCAACATTATACGGTACTGGCATAAATTGTGTTTCAAGAGATTTGCCTTGAGTACCAGATTTTGTCTTTTTAAATTGTTGAATACGGTTTAATTTTCTTGATGGGTCATATGAAAGACCATTGATTTCAAAACCAATTCGTGGCAATGTAACCGCAACTTGTTTTGTCAAGTCTGGGTCTTCAGCAAGACGAACCAAAAATTTCTGCTTCGGCCCGTAAGCCAAAGGAACTTTCATTGATTGAACTACTTTACCATCGCTGTCTTTACGAACCAACGATATATTATTGAACATTGTACCAAATGCAACAACCACTTTTCTGATTGTTTCATGATAATATTGTGTGCCTAACATTAACCTAAACTCCCTGCATCACCAAATGGATTATTCTCACTAAAATCAAGGATCGTATCGTCTAACCTATCGAACAATTCATTCTGCGCTGACGGATCAGCGTCAGTAGATAATCTACTACCTTCTCCTAGTATATAGTCTTCTTGTAACAACCACTCACCAGTTTCAAGCAATAAGCTTTCACCGACTGAAGTTGAGTCATCCTCACCAATGATATTGTCATTATCTGTCTCATCCTTCAACAGACCCCTTGTTGTGGCCGTATCATGTATACGAACAGATTCATTAACGGCAGAGGACTGTTCCAATGTAATTTGATACACTAACGTATCTACAGACAACGCATCTTCAATTGCATCAACAGCTGAAATACCAGTATCCAAACGTTCCGAACTGTAATCGAATGTACGACACGATAATTTATAAACTGGATTGTTATCTAATTGATAATAAGGTTCGATATCATTTACATAATTAACTTCAAATAATTTTTTAAGCACTGGATGAAAAACCAAATCACCTTCTAGTGGACGATCTGCATCTGTAGCATCTGTCTCTGATAACAAGTAAAAATCAGACCCCTCAAAAGTGACTGCATCACCTGACATATCAATAGTATCAGTTTCCAATAAAATAGAACCACCCGAATCTGTATCTGTTGCGTCCTCAATAGTAAATTGTTTTGTTAATTCTTGGAATCTATGTTTTGCAACTACAAACGTGATTTCACTCAAGTTTTGAAGCCCGAACTTTGTCATAAGTTCTTGTTCGCCAGCATATCCACCACTAGAGTTTTCAACATACATTTCTATTTTTGCAGAGTTTCTAAATTTAGAAAGTGTATCCTCACCAAATACAGTGTCTTCTGCAACAAGTGTTCTGTCAAGATAATGAACATCATGCCCATAAATTTGAATTACTTCAGCAACCAAATTCTTGTATAGGTTTTGTTCAGTCGCAAGAGCAGCAACATTATTTGTGTGGAATGCTGAATTAACGGCCATTAAATTATCCTATCATGTAGTTAACTGGTAATTCAAAGTGCAATTGAATTTGTTCTTCTAACTTTTCTATTTCTTCTTGTGCTTGTGAATAAATTTCACCCCCATTCATAGTAACTCCACCAAGCATTTCTACTCCACTGAACTTAGATAAATTTGCGCCCCATTGTCTTTTGATAAGAGCAGATGTGTACCTTTTTAAATACATATCATTAAAAATGTCTGTAAATTGTGTTGGATCAAGTTTTCTATAACACTCTATGATAATAAATTCATCTACTTTAATATCATTATTCCAATCCATATCCAGATAGAGCCTTTGTTGGTGTTGACTAAAACGAATTGGAACCTCACCAACGAGAATATGTTCTAAAAAGTCAAGATGTTGAAGCGTCATCTGGTATTCCATAATAGAAGTAGATGAAAAATCATACAAGTCATTCAACCTTAGCTGATACCTTAGATCAAACATATTTGCCGTAGAACTATCTGTGAAGGGAAAAACTTGTACAACTGAAATAACTGCATCTGGTGTGGGTATATATCCTGCCCCATCAAGCCAATTTGCTGTAACTGTACTGTCAACAGTATCAGTTGCAGTCGTTGTATTATCAGTTACAGCTCGATCAATATCTGCCTGTGTTATCTGATGTTTTAGATAGACACGTTCAATTCCATCGTAATGATACTCAGCAAAAAACTGAAGTGCCTCATCAATACGGTCATCAACCTGATCATCAGACACGTTAATGTCGATCACACCGAAACCTAGTGACCTAAGACAGTATGATTTAAGTGTAGCTTTTGTTGCTGGAATTGCCATTACATCACTCCTTATACACTCTATTTATAAGTATTTAGATGCGATACAGTTGGGACCATACTGCCCATCTTCAAACCAATCAGATTGTTGAACAAATCCGACACTTTTATATGCCGCTAACGCACTTTCTCTAGGAACTGTCCACATCCAGTGGCCACCTTTGCGTTTTGCGTATTCTAAACACCAAATTAACACCACACTAGAATATTTTTGTCCTCTAAAATTTGGATGAACCCATAATCCTCTTGATCTCCAATACTTAAACATACCTTGAGTATTACTAAAATAACAACTGTTCACTGCAACTAACTCTTGTCCAGACCTAATACCAATAAATGTAGGTTCGACTTCTTTGGCCATTTGTTTGTCTTTACCAAGTTTTCTCTTGCTCCGAACTACCGACCATTCCCATGTCCACTCATTTGCTTTTGCAACTCCATTCTTCTTGTCAGGCCACAGTTCTTTCTCCCATACCTCTTTGATTTCCTCGAAACTTATTTCCTCGACAAAATCAAGCATTGTTTTTGAACCCCTCCCATTCGTGTGGTTTGTTGAAACGGTGTGAGAAGTGAACAAACTTTATGTCGGGGTGAAACTCATTACCCAAACATATATAATCGTTTCCAGTTATCTCTCTATATTTTCTTGTTAGCTGAACATTAAATTTCATCATGCTCTTTCCATAGATTATGTCTTCACCAGTTACCCAACGAGTAAACCATTG